CACTAGGTGAGAAGGGGCTACTGGCTTATTTGCCAGTCCAAAAATATATGCTCCGTCGACGCCCAGCCAAATAGGGTCGCCAGTGTTAGCGGTTGATGTGTTAATTCCAGAAAGCAGTCCTTCAGATATTACATAACCCTGACCATTGTTATTTAGTGCCTGAGCCAAAAGACCAAGTGTCTTAGATGACCCTGCTTCGGTAGCGTTTGTAGATCTAGTGACAGCAATATTAGTACTGCTATTGCCACCATTAAGTATGATACTTACTGGAGTTCCAATGGGAAGAGTAATTCCACTTTTGTTTTGAACTAGGTGCTTGACTTGACTAGTGTAGTTATCTATCCACTCGGTGTTGTAATCAACTTCGTCAATTTTTGCAAGAATTTGCCCAGCTGTTCCTCCAGCTACTAAGCCAGCACCAGTCGGGCCAGTAACGCTAGGTCCTGTTGCTCCCGTTGGTCCTTGCTCACCTGTTGCTCCAGTCGGACCTTGATCTCCCGTTGCACCCATTGGGCCAGTCGGACCAGTGTCACCCGTAGAGCCTGTAGGTCCCGTTGGACCTTGCTCGCCTGTTTCTCCAGTAGGGCCTGTCGCACCTTGAGGGCCTGTAGCTCCTCTATCTGCAACAGGTGTCCAAGATGCATTTATTGTTCCTGGCTCTGGCGGGTATCCCGGGTTATTTGGGTTTCCAGTTCGGTAATAAAATCCACCTTGATAAGTAACTGCATCACCAAGGGTGTAGTAGTGTCCGTTGTCGTACGCTTCAATAAACGTCCAAGGAGCTGGTCCCGTGTCTCCAGTTGAACCAGTTGGTCCAGTCTCGCCTATAAGGCCAGTTGGTCCCATAGGTCCGGTAGAGCCTGCGGTGCCAGTTGGCCCTGTTGGACCGACATCACCCTGAACACCCTGCTCTCCTTGGACACCTTGGTCACCTTGGACACCCTGAACACCCTGCTCTCCTTGGACACCTTGGTCACCTTCAGGTCCAGTTGGCCCGATACCACCTTGGGGACCAGTAGGTCCAGCATTCCCTTGTGATCCAGTAGGACCTACCTGACCCTGAGGACCAGTGGGTCCAGCAACTGTGCTATCAGCACCAGTAGGACCAGTAGGTCCTTGGTCACCTTGTTCGCCTTGACTGCCCTGCGGACCAGTAGGACCAGCCTCCCCTTGAGAACCTGTCGGTCCTACTGACTGAACCGTTCCGACAACTAGCCAAACACTGCCGTCCCACTCCCAAGTGGTGCCGTTTCCCGTTACTTGTTGTCCAACTGTAGGATTGCTTGGAAAATCAATTGCAGACATTATGGAGTCCCTCCATCAATCACGCTAGCCCATGTGTAATCATAGTCATCATCGCTATTTTTGATCAAAATTTGTCCCGTAGTTCCACCTGACGGAATTCCAGTTCCAGTAGGGCCTGTCGGGCCAGATTCACCCTGAGGACCGGTTGGTCCACTATCTCCGGTTGCTCCAGTGGCACCTGTTGGGCCTTGATCTCCCGTTGCACCAGTAAGACCTTGCTCGCCTTGACTACCCTGAGGGCCAGTAGGGCCTACGCCACCCTGTGGACCCGTAGGACCAGCAACCGTAGAATCAGCACCCGTTGCACCAGTAGGTCCTGTAGGTCCTGTAGGTCCTTGCTCGGTAGTTGCGACCTGCACCCAGAAGCCGTCGTAGTAGATAAAAAAGTTAGCTGTGGCCGTGTTAAACCAAGCATCGCCCTCGGTTGGGTTGGTCGGCGGTATGGTCCCAACAAAGTAAGATCCGTCAGGTCCGGTAGGTCCAGTTGCTCCAGTAGGACCAGTCTCGCCTGTATCGCCTGTTATACCCTGATCACCTTGTGGACCAGTAGGTCCGGTGTCACCTTGGGTACCGACTTCACCCTGAGGACCAGTGACACCTTGGATACCTTGATCACCCTGCGGACCAGTAGGCCCTACGTCACCCTGTGGACCTACGATCTGGCCTACGCTAGTCCAAGAAGATCCTCCCCAGACATAGAGGTCTCCATCAGCATCTACAACATAAGCATCGTTGACTGCGTTACCACTGGAAGGCAGGTCTCCTACTGTAGGAACACTTCCGATCATATTTATAGAAGTACCTTGAGGACCAGTCGGTCCTACGTCACCAGTAGCCCCCGTCGGGCCCACTTCGCCCTGAGGACCTGTAGCACCTTGAATACCTTGGTCGCCTTGGGGGCCTGTTGCTCCAGTGTCGCCTTGGACACCTTGATCACCCTGAGGACCCGTTGCTCCAGTTAGACCAATCTCTCCCTGAGGGCCGGTTGCTCCAGTCTCTCCAGTCTCTCCCTGAGGTCCGGTAACGCCTTGAATACCTTGTGGGCCTGTAGGGCCTGTTTCGCCAGTATCGCCAGTCGCTCCAGTGGGACCTGTAACTGTAGAATCAGCACCTGTTGCACCAGTAGGGCCTGTAGGTCCTGTTGCTCCTGTGGGTCCTGTTGCTCCTGTGGGTCCTGTGACATTAGAGTCTGCACCCGTTGCACCTGTTGGACCTGTTGCACCTACTGCACCTTGCGGGCCAGTAGGGCCTTTTATGCCCTGAACACCCTGAGGACCAGTGGCACCGATTGCGCCTTGGGTGCCTGAAATACCTTGCGAGCCAGTGGGGCCTGTAGCACCAACTGCCCCGGCAATACCTTGAGTACCTTGAGGACCAGTTGCACCTGTAGGACCAACTCCACCTTGAGTACCAGTAGGGCCAGTTACTGTTGAAGCAGCGCCAGTCGGACCCTGATTACCCTGAGCACCAGTTGGGCCTGTTGGACCTGCAACACCAGCTTCTCCAGCTGCACCAGTTGGTCCAGTCGATCCTATACCTGTAGCGCCAGTGGCTCCAGTCGGACCTGCAATACCAGTTGGACCCGTGACATTAGATGCCGCACCAGTCGGGCCCGTGGAGCCAGCGGCACCAGTCGGACCCGTAGGCCCAAAATCACCCTGAACACCAGTTGGTCCACCCGCTGGGCCCTGAGGGCCAGTCGGCCCCGCTGGTCCTTGAACACCAACCGCTTTAATTTCTACATACGCGAAATTATCAGAAAGCATTATTTAGTTACCTCCGCGCGAACAGTTAGGTTCCCTTGAAGGAGGTTGGTAACTGTTCCAGTTGATGTTTCTTCTAGCTCTAGATCGTATACATAGATACCTGGAGTCATAGCAGCTGTCTGAGACGGGGTTATTAATATGATGACAGAGCCTATTGAGGCATTTATAGAAAGGCCGTTTGATGGAGTAGTGAGCTCCAGAATAGTGTTGAGATCCGGGGTCTTCTCGCGAATATCCATGCGAGCTGTGTATCCAGTTAAAGGAACGACATTTTTTGCAGAACTTTTAAGCGCTATAGATCGATGCAAGGTAGCACCTTGATCTACTACTATATCATAAACATTAGTGGTTGCGCAATACACGGGAATCCTCTGGAGAAAAGGCTAGTCCTTTATATTTTACCGTATTTAGGGTTTTCCTAGTTGGTTAGCTTTTTAATCCAGAATGCGGGGGCCATATACTTTACCCCTGCTAGTACAGGAATGGACTCGTGATAGTACGGAGCTACTGAGGGAAAGATCACTACACTACCAGCTTCTGGCTTAATCCTCACCCCGAACTCTGTAAAGTTAAGCTCTCCACCCTCCACGTCATCATTTAGATATAAAACTGCAGACATTAGTGGCTCTATAGCAGGGTCTCCGTAGTAGTCCACGTGAGGCCCCATAGCGGAGCCTGTAGCATATTTTGAAATACTAAGAGGCAGTGGGTCTTTGTACTCGATGTCATTTTTACGGGCATAGTCTTGTCCGACTTTTGTTAATGCATCTTTTACCGTACTGTATATTGTCTGAGCAACCTCGGAACTGGTACTTAACTTGGATTCGTCCGTGGATTTCTTTTGACCAAAAACATACTTTGGTCCTTCTCCCGAGGCTACCCACTCGCTCCATTTTTCAATGGCATCATTGTCAGTAAGATCTTCGTCAGATGTTTCGATTAAAGATACTAGATCGCTAGGGGCGTCTACTACGTTTTTATAGTAGTAAATTTTGTCTGCAAAAATTTCTGGGTGCATTAGGCGAACTTGTTGCCCTTTTCCCACTCTACTTTTTGCTCTGCTTGAGCCTTGCGGACTTCTCGAATCTCTTCTTCCCAAGCTGCCTTCTTTTCGTCAGAGTAGACTGCGTCAGCAAAGTCCCAGAAGGAAACCATGGTGTAACGAGTGCCCTTTAGGATTTCTTGGACTCCGTGAATATTCTCCACTCCGCCTGGGAAACAAATGTATGAATAGGCGCGTGGCTTAAATTCGATATCGTGCTCTGGGAAATACAATTCCCCGCCCTCATACTCGTCATTCAAGTACAGGATTCCAACATACTTATTGATCTCAAATGCATTTGGGTGGCCATCGAAGTCAGAGTTATCTGAGTGTGGGGCCGCGAAACCGCCTACATCCCACTTCTGAGCGTGGGAAGTGTTTGCCACTACTTCTCGATCAAACACAAGTTCAATAGCCTCTTGAAACTTCTGTCGAAGTAGCTCGAAGAAACGTGGTGGTAGAGAATACTCTGCCAGTTTAGGGTCGTCTGGGTGGATTCCCATTCCAGATGATCCATAGAAAGCAATATCACCCCACTGGGAAGAGTATGACTCAATGTAATCAATGATGCTCTTAGCTGCATCTGGCGTCACAAAATTAGGAATCTCTATGATTCTGTTCTGCGGAATGCCAAGCTCGCCTTTGACAGTAGGCTCGTCTTTGTAAGTGATAAAAGTGTCTTTATCAATAGTTTCAAGATATAGAGACATTAGTGGTCAATACCTTTCAGGTTGTAGCGTCCAGAGTTTCGCTCTATGCGTTCGCGTTCTTTTTCCATTTCGGCCCAGACTTCGTGGCCGTATTTTTCTTGACCGTCTCGCCACTCCTGAGTGCCTTCGAACTCATACTGCCAGAAAGATCGCACGAAGTACTTCTGACCAGCGGTAGTTTTATTAACGCCGTGGTAGTAAGGAGCTCGAGAAGGAAACACTAGAACATCCCCCGCCTGAGGCTTGTGCATGAAGAACTCTACGTCTGTTCCTTCTTCGTTAAGGACCTTAAAGCAGATCTCTCCACCCTCGTAGTCTCCATTTAAATACATGGTGCATGTCATAACTGGCTTATCTCCAGGGGCATCTGCGCGCTCCTGCTGAAAGTCTGTGTGATAGAACATGCCCACATTGGTGTCTGCTCCACCATCTGTTTTATACATGCAGATAGCAGGGGCAGTGAACTTCCAGTTAGGAATGCTGTCAGTGAAGTAAGTATCGTGATAATGCTTGGTAGC